CGATTTCATGCTGCCATAGGCTAATCTTGCCCGGAACCGTGTCAAAGGTCGCTGAAACGGTCGCAGAGGCAGTGCAGGCCGCAGAAAGGACTAGGTTGTAATATCCGGTATAAAGGCCATCCATAGTGGTCGTAGACCCTACAGTCTGGCTTGTATCCACGGTATAGGTGCCAGCACCGCCAGTGCCGGTTCCGTAGGCCGTAATCGCGGTTCCTGCAGTTACTCCAGCCCCTGAAATCACCTGACCAACCTTGATCGTTCCGGTATTCAATGCGGATACGGTCAGAGTCGTTCCTGAAATCGTCGCATCAAAGTTCGATGAGCAAGGCTGAACATCAATAATAGTAGTTCCGGAAGGCACCCCGGTTGCAACCAAAAGCAGATTTGCCGCAACCGCCTCATTGATCGCAGTAACCACTACATTCGAGGTATTCAGAGTAACAATATCTTGCGTCAAAAGAGTGGTCTGCACAGAAACATCTTCACCAGCCATTACCGGATAGGCAAAAACTTGCGAGAAGTATCCGGCAGTCCGTCTCGCGCCCAGCGCAGATCCGGCGTCATACCACGTTCCTTCGCGGACATTGAAGATGATTGCATCATTGCATTCGGTAGAATTCCCGCGGGGATAGAACCACCAAATCTCACCATAACGGGGAACTTTCGTCGCCCAGACCTTTTGCCTTTGGCTGTAGTTGAGATTATCGAAGAACCAGTTCTGGTTCATCGTATTCGGGATTTCCTTGATAACGCCGTTGTATAGCAAGAATCTATCAACACCAATCCAGTAATAGATGCCGTCATACTCAATGACGCACTGGCTAGAAAGGATTGAGATGCTGCCAATAACGTCATACCTCCAATATAAGGTTTGACTGGCAACAGTGGTCGGCGCATAGCTAACCTTTATCAAGCTATCAAGCGCCCAAAAAAGGCCGGAAGGCGCATTAGAGCCGCCTCGAACAGACGCGCCCTTTACTATCTTCTGGCTTGATATATTCGTTTCGTTTGCGTCTGCGCTATTCCAGTCAAATACGTTGCCAGCAGAGCAGTTCTTGATAAGGCCGTTATCACCATAAACAAAAACATAAGGATGCAGCGCAACTACACCACCAGCGACTTCAATATATTCATTGGTCGGAGATGAGCCTTGGCTATCCTGTAGCGGATACATAACGCTACCGCCCGGGCTTCCTGCCAATACCGCGCTTGGAACCGTATTATCGATTGCCGAAAGATTCAGCCCCGGGTGGGCAAGGATTAGATTATTGTTGCCGCCTGTTGCGTCAAAAAATCCATCAAATTGCCATAGATTCAAATTGTTAGGTGTAAATTTATCTTCAGAGGTTGCAACATCAACAGTAAATCCTGATCCAGTTCCACCAATATTGGCAGCCGCAGCAGATAACTGGTCACCAACAACATATCCATTTCCTGCAGTCGTAATCGTAACGGTAGTAACCACGTTACCAGCAACAACGATTGTTGCTTCCGCTCCAGTTCCGCTACCGCCAGTCAGAGGAACTGTCGTATAGGTTCCATTGGTATAGCTTGATCCGCCAACCAGATTATTGGTCGTAAGGATTGGACCGCCAAATAAATATTCTGAAATTCCAGAGCCAATGCCATTGTTATCGCAAACGAATCTTTGCAGGCCATCGTTGTATCCATTAAAGATTCTGTTGTAGCCATCTTCTGATTCAACGTAAATGCCGCGAGAATAACCATCAAACTGACTGGTCATGTCACGATAACCACCAATCTTTCTGGGTCTACCTCTCTGAAATCTTACCCACTGGCCATCGTTATAGAACTGCTTATCAAGAACAGTTCCATCCCTCTGGATGCCAGCTTTTGTATCAAGAGAAAATACTTTCTTGGTCATGTAAACGTCCCGCCAGATACGCCGCCAGAAAATGTTCCAGATCCTGTCACAGAGATACCTGTAGCAGTAACAACCGCCCTTTGAGTGCCAAGAATAGAAATACCAAATTGACCCGCTGTAGGCCTATATACACCAGTCGATGTTTCGCTACCAAAATTCAGTGCTGGGGTAGATACGGTTCCGTTAATAAGGCTGATTGAAGTAGATCCAGCAAGAACAGTATTTGCGTTTACAAGATTGATTGAATCGCAAATAAGCGTAGCTTGCTGACCAGCTGAAATTGCCGCATTACCACCACCAGATACTCCGGTGCTTATGGTTACAGTGTAATTTGAAACGCCACCAGAAGTAGCGTTCTGAATGTAATAGACCTGAATGGTAGGCGGAACAATAATAGTTACATCACCAGTCAAATCGCCTACGCTCACATACTTTTGAATGACATTTGATGCCTCTGAGGATGTCAGGGTATAAGTGCCATTTGATACGGTTTTAACTAACTGAGAGAAGTTAAACTGCGTATTTTTTCCAAGGCCAACAGAGTAAAATGCTGTTCCAGAGCAGGCAATAAAACAAGAATCAGATGGCTGCAGAGTTACGCTTGACGATCCGTTAAATAAATCAGCGCCAGAGCAAGCAACAGTCAAAAGCCCTGTTCCGGCATTTCTGACTTGAGTAAACCAGTTATTACCAAGAGTCGCCGCAGGATCAAGGGTTAATGTTCCTGCGCCAGCAGTCCAAACCAGAAGCTCGGCTCTGTCAGAAGTTGTTGCACTTCTATTGGTTGAAAATGTAGTAACTGCTGATGCTTGATTCAGGGTAGCGCCAGATGCCATCAAACCATATCCGGCAAGCGTTGCCGCATCTGCGCTTGATGTTCCTACGCCAAAAGAAATGATCCCCCAAGTTCCTTCTTCATCACCATTATCAGTGACGTAGATATACTTTGACTCTCCGGCGGCAATAGAGATAATTGTATTACCACCAGCAAAATCTTTTACGGTAAAAGTATTAGCGCCCAAGTTTCTAATCAGAGAGTCTTCTCCAACAGAAACTTGATTAGCCGGTGGCATGTAAAGGCTCAAGCTTCCGGCGGAAGCAGTAACCTCCATGATTCTGGCGGCAAAATTATCAGTGGCATTTCCATTTACAGGCCACTGAAGCTGAGTATTGGACGATATAGTAAACGCCCGATACGAAACATCTGTCGGCTGTATTACGTCTCCTGTAAACGGGCTTGTATAGCTCATAATCAGGTATCCAAGACGTTAGCCTGACGGTCAGCAATTCGCTGAATATCCTCGCCCTTCAGAGACGAGATAACCTGTTGATATTGCGCTTGCCACATCGGAATGCGCTCATCGTTTTTCAGGAAAGGCATCGCTTGCAGAAGCGTTCCATAAAGCATTGCTTGCGGGGCATAAATAGTGAACCAATTGGTCTGGTTCGAGGAGTCCAGAGGCTGCACGCGCTCGTAGTAAAGAACTTCAAAAGCGTAGTCATCAGCAGGGGTTGGTGCCACTAGCCAATGCGTATAGTCATAATCCGCATAGAACTTCGGCACCTTTTCGTCCGTAGCATCAGGCGCATATTCCCTCAGATATTCATATTTCCGCAGGAATACCGGCTGCTTATTTCCGGCTACCGTCACGTTCATTGAGACGGTCTTACGCCATCTGGCAGGCTTATCGATTATTGGATTTCCCTGAACCATATTGCTTTCCTGAACGGTCAGGTTGCCAAGGAACTTGATATCATTGGCAATGACCTGCTCGGCCAACATGATAAAGGTAGGAATTTTATCTACGGTTGCAGCATCAGTCCTTTCAAGATAGGACTGAACATCGGCAACCAAACTGTCATATGTCATTACGGCGGCTGCTGGCATCACCACACCTTTTTCTTAATTGATTCAGGCTGCGGGACATACTGCTTACCCTTCCTCATGCCCTCTCGCTTGGCACGAGTAGTAGAGGCATATTCGGCGGGCGTCAACTTTTCCCTAGCACTTTTTGGCAAATATCGCTCTCCGGTAGCCTTTGGACCCTGAGTCGAGGGCTTACCAGACCGAGTCCCCCAGTCCTCCCTAGTCCACTTCGTAAGGGCATTATCGGCGCTTTTTGCGCCTTTGTAACCCCCGCCGGAGGACTTGTATTTCTGGGTGGCAAGCTGGGCTTTACGGGCGCTCCATTGCCCCGGCTTACCCCCTTTTCCAGATGCTTTGACGGAAGCCACAACCCGCTTCCATTTGCTCGGATCTGACTTAACCGCTGAACTCATGCGAATGGCCTCGTTCCCTGCTTGTCAATAATCAGGCGGGAGTTGCGCGGCTTAAACTCCGGCGTGTTCGGAACAGACACATGAGTCCATGAATCAAACTCAAGGATGATCTGGTCAAACGGAACCCCAGCAGCGATGCAGGCTTCCACTACCTCCCGAGGCTTCATCCCCGGCACCCGAATATCCGCAGCACAGCCCAGACGGTGCTGGCTGGTGTCCTTGGAACCTACGGAATCGTTGACCTGCTTTGACCGAAACCCGCTGTTGATCATCACGGGTTTACCACCTACCGCAGCCTTGACCTGCTGAAGTAAGGCAGCGAGACGCTTCAGGTTCTCAATCTCCTGCGCGTTCGGCGTGTTGTCCCAGCCGTTTCGGTCAGCAGCCTCAGAACGGGTCAGTTCTTCAAGCGAGAAGTTTGCAGTCAGTTGGGTCATTCCTTGGCCTTTTTGAAGCTCATGATTTTCTCAAGCGTCCGGCCACCAAAATAGAAAGACATAATCAGCATCCCCCACTGACCCAGCAGTTCGACGTAGTTGTTGTTGACTTCAATATCCCATGCCGACATAAGACCAAATACTGTATAAGTAATCAAAATAAATACCAGCGTCATAGGTCGGATGTTCTTGGACAGCCAGCTATCGCTGCCCATATCAGCCTTGAGGCGTTCTGTCAGTTCGTGCTGCTCGGTAACGTCAGCGTTCAGTTGCGCGAGTTCACCGTTTTGCTGCATTTCCAGCAGCTTCAGCTTGGCTTGTTCCGCAGCCTGTGCGTCGGGAAAAAACTTGTCAATCAGCTTTGCGCCAACGGATAAAAGTGCGGGAATCGGGATCATGTTTACCTCGCAGTGTGAACTTCGCTGTCACCCTTCTTGACTACGACCTTATCGCTTTCCACAGATACAGACATGGGGTCGCGGTCAGCCATGCGGTCAAGACGTTCAATGAGTTGCTTCATGACTTCAAATTCCGGCTTCTCCTGCTTAGGAGTAGCACCGGCAATGCCGTTCATCATGGAAATCAAAGCGGTCAACGAAGCGCCAAGCAGCCCCATCACCGCAGCCATTTTGGATTCTTCAAGCACAATAGACGCTCCGACACCTACGCATACGATGAGCGTGATGTAGAAAAGCCCCTGCTTACCGATAGTCTTACCGGCGACTTCTTTTGCCGATTCCGGATGAACAACTGGATCACTCATTTTCCAGAAATCCTTGTAACAATGCCCGCCCAAAGCGCCGCGCCTAATGCCACAAATACCGCGGCTATCAATGCCATAGTTCCGTAGTCTGAATATTTGCGAAGCCTTTTACCAAAGCGTAAGTCTTCGCGGAATTCTTCCACGGCACTTGGATCATCAATATCAACACCAAGGATTGCAAAAACCTTCTTTACGGACTTGTCTGCAATTTCTTGGCACTGAGGATTGGACGGGCATTCCATTTACTCTTCCTTTTTATCTAGTGCATCTTTCAGCATTTTGAAAAATGCGTCTCGGCCTACTTGTAATTGGTCTACGTTAAACCTTGCGGAAGCCAATTTCCTGTCTAAATCCGCCACGTGATGAATCAAATTTTTTTGCTCATCGGTCATCGCATCAATATCATGTTCAATTCCATCTATGAAAACGGCATTTTTCGTGTCTTTAGCCATTTATTTCTCCTTTTGACTTACATTTATCAAAATGCCAGCGACTCATATTTGCAGAATCGCCAACCTTATAGCAGTAAGTGCATTCGACCCTCTTTGCCGTAAGTCTTGCTTGTCGGATTTTTTCCCTAGCCGCATCGCTATGAGTGTTACCCCACATTGGATTATTTTCTCCAGAGAAAGCAATAGACAACTTTATCTTTTGTGACTCTGATATTACAGACCCTTTTTTTCCAAGAGATATATTTTTGCACTCTTGTGGGCTGCGCTTTCTACCTATAAGACTATTACTAATATTGTTTTTCCAAGCCTGTGGTCTCGCGCCATATTTCTTCCCAGACTTAGCAATACTGAGCTTTAGCTTTGCTTCTTCAGACATTGGGCCTTTTTTACTGCCAACTTGTGACAATGACATCTTAGCTTTGCTCTCATCTGAATGTCTAAACCCAGAAGCTCCCTCACCACCATCAGTAGCGTTCACCAAAACAATTCCCAGCTGTCTTAACTGACTAATGCGCTCCATCTCAACAAGAAACGCCAACTCCTCGTCGCACTTATCTATGACTAAACGTACCGAATATCCACCGGCCTTATTAACAACTCGATGCCAGTAAACATTTCTACCTGATTTTGTTTTGTGTCGTTTACCGCTACCTTTGCCAACATAAAATATTGCTCCAGTATCTGGCCTAATGTGTTCATATACGTAAAAGTTGGAGTCCATAATTAAATGCTGATAGGGGTCTTTTCGTTTTTACCCATCTCAGTTTCTCCTTACTTTTGGTTGATAGGCTGCGTAGTAATGATACGCAGTACTGCTACTCCGACAGAAATGACCAGCATCACTAAACCCGTATTAGCAGGGCCGACTAGCTGAGTCACTACTGACTGAGACTGTTCCAGAATCCCGCCCACAGCAATCAGGACGGAAAACCAGATGGTTTTGGATTTCAGGTAATTCATCACGCAGCCCACGGCAGCGGCAAGGTCTGGACAGTCGGTGCAATCTGTTGCTGAATCTGCTGCTCTACGGCAAGTTGGGTAGCGTCTTTATCCACACCGCTATTCCAGCACCAGCCCAATACTTGGTCTTGAGTCAGTTGGTCGTAGGGTGTGAAATCACCGCCGGTATAAGTGAATCCGCAAGAACCATAAACGGTGCCGGTGTAGGTATTTTCACCATCGACCTGCTCGCCATTGCAACGCCATGCTGCGGTGATAACAACGTCCGTTTCGCCATCCTGTTGAGGGACGCACTGCATTTGTTCAATTACCCAAGTGATTGCCATGTTATCTCCTTATAGTCCTGCGGCATCAAGCCGCGCTTTGATTGTAAACGTCCAGCCTTTATAGGGCTTTCCTTCTCGGATTGCCTTGTCAACACATGTCTGTGTAAAGCCAAGTTCTTTTTTCTGTCGCGTTCCTGCGATTAAAATTTCCTCGCCAGTTGCAATATTTTTTGCAAGAACAGGTTTAACCTTTGGATTTGATATTCCAAAAGTAGGTTTATTTTTTGCAACATTTCCAAGCACTGAATAAGAGTGCAAGCCGTTTTCTGATGCAGTAACCCATTCAAGATTCTCTACTCGATTGTCAGTCTTAATGCCGTTTTTGTGGTTGACCTGCGGTTTGTTTGATTGGTTTTCAATAAAAGCCCGAGCCACAAGACGATGGACATTTTGGGTTGACTTAATGTTGTCAATGCAGAAGCTAACAAGCAAATACCCTGAAGAACCAAGGCAAGGTTTTAGCATCTTAGCTGGAGACTTGCGAATGCCATTTTTGTGTCCGTTGTTGACAAAACGCTCGATAGAACGCACGTTGCCAAAATTGCTCACCTCGTAGTGAGTCTCAAAGTCAGCGCAAGGATGCCAGATTTCGTTCATTTGGCCTCCAGTGCATCTACCCGCGCTTGCAGGTCTTTAATCAAGCCATGTGCCTCTTGCAAAGCTGCTGTCAGCGTGGCCACCAAGAAGCTGGTGTCTATTCCTTGATAAACGGGCTTGCCTTCATCGTCAACATCATCCTTCACTCCAGTGACGGCCTCTGGAAACACCTCTTGCAGTTCGTGAGCAATAAAGCCCTGACCGTCAGAATTGTCTGTATACCATTTGAATGTAACTGGTTTTAACAAAGATACTTTAGCCAAAGCCCCCACCATAGGGACTACAAAATTTTTCAGTCGGTAGTCCGACGAAGTATTATATGCAGTGCTTCCTGCGCCAGTGCCGCTTGAAGTAATGCTGCCCAAAGCCCCGCCGTTACGATCTTGAAACTGAATCATATATCCAGTTCCGCCAGAGCCAATTACTGGCCCATCATGTCTAATCCATAATCCATATTGAGAGTCTGTATTGTCTCTATATATGTATGCAGTAGGATTACTTGCTAAATACCCTTCGACATACAGACCTATTTTTGCTGATCCAGCAACTGAAGTAAGTTTTGCTGTTGATGTCGTAGTCCCCACCAGCAAGTTGCCGGAGGAGTCGATACGCATACGCTCAGAAATCGTACCGCCAGCAGAACCCATTGTGCTGAAGGTCATGTAACCTTGGTAGTTCGATATATCAGAACTGCCAGTTACGAATTGAATTTGATTTAAATTGCG